TCAAGCACGCTGAAGATTTCGCCCGCAGCCTCGATGCTCGACAGCTGTATTGCACTGTCGCGTCGCCGAACCAGAAGGCGCTTCAGTTCTTCCTCCGGAAGGGTTTCCTCGTCACTGGCACGGCTCGCAACCACTACAAGATGGGGGTCGATGAGCACATGCTGTACAAGCAGCTCGTTGACGAGGCGGGGCTCGACTCGCCGAATATCTCTGTGGTTCCGTTTAACGAGAGTCAGCACGCCGACAGCGCGCGAGTTCTCATACTGTCGCAGGTGAGTGATGACTTTGAAGGAGTGGACGACAGTTGGATTGACGCCCTTTTCGCTGGCTACCGTCGTATGGAATATGGCGACGTTAACAACAAGTTCAAGATCATCTTTGTCGCTGAGTGCAACGGTCAGGTTGTTGGTGTCGCTGGTGCGACCCCGAAGAAGGGTCAGCCTATCAAGTTGATGCCTCTCGTGGCGAAGTCGGAAGCAGCTTTTGAGGCGCTCATTATCGACCTTCAAGGGCTGTTGGAGGATTACGGTCGCAAGCTGTACATCCATCTCGTCCCTGAGCCATGGCAGGTCGTCTGTCTCCAGCGTCACGGCTGGAGCCTGGAGGGCGTGTTCCCGGGAGGGTATGCGCCTGCCAGCGTCGTTCAGCAGTGGGGAATCAGTCTCAACAAGGAAGGAGTGCCTATGCGTAAGATGTGCATCAAGCGTCCATACTACGACGCAATCATGTCCGGCAAGAAGACTCTCGAGGTGAGAGTCGGCTATAACAGCATCAAGCGGCTGAAGGCTGGTGAGCTGCTACAGCTCGAGACCGGTCACACGTCGGGCGTGGTGCGAATCAAGTCTATCCGCATCTATGACAACTTCGCAGACATGCTGGCTACCGAATCGTGGCAGCAGATCGTGCCTCAGGCAGAGAGCGAGAGGGAGGCTCTGCACCTCCTTTGCAAGATCTACCCGCCGCACAAGGAACACCTCGGCGTTTACGTCATCGAGGTTCAAAAGTAGGACAACGAGAGAGGTGCGCATCCTCTAAGCTGGAGAAATCCATCTGAACAAATGCGAGTGACTTGGGCTAGTGTAACTGGTATCTGACTTAAGATACCGAACAACTAGCCTATTTTTCTTGGAAGTATGTTTGATATCTTAAAAAATAGGAGATTAAACTTAGATAACCTGCCCATTTCACATTCCCTTCACATCACCCTACTACACTGACATCAAACTAAGAGGGTAGATCTATGTCATTTATACAACGTGCCTGGCTGTATATCACCAGGAAAAACTCAAAACGCTGATTTTGCCGTGTATGTCGACGATTATGCTGAGTGAATTTGCCGTCAAGCACTCGACCGACGCGGCGGCGCAGTTTTTTGAGATAACGCTGGCTGAATTAGAAAATGAACATGTCGACGCCTGGACGCGTAATAAAGCCTACTAAAAATGCGTGAATCGCGACAATTTACGCCCGAACAGTAGGATGTTATTGCCGTACATAAAGCAAAAGCTTTATTCATCATAATCAAACAAGCTTCCAGATCCCGCCGCTTTATATAAAGCATCTATCGCTAAGAGCATATCATTCTGGAGTGTTGGCTGGTTGTCAATATTCTTATCATAAAAATTCCGTAATGACTCCGGATAGTATTCATCGGGCGCATCGTACAGGAACGTATCCCGCAGTAGTTTATTCTGCTTGGGTGAAATATCATTAAAAAACTCTGGATGAAAATCATAAAACCATTCTAGGCGAGTTTGCAATTCTAGATATCTATCGTAGTTCATAGCTATATTATAATTCAAGAAATGACCCCTCTCCGAGTGCGAAGAGAAGGTGTCCTTGGGAATTATCTCCCGTTTGTTCAAGGACGGTTGTATTTTGCCCTAGAGCAATTTTACCTTTGTTATTTGTAGTTTTCTAAGGTCGATTACCTGCCAGTAAAATGATATAATTATATCACGAAATAATCTTACATGATATAAACAGCGACTACCTCTGTTAGTCAAATCTATCGACCATGAATCGACTTCGCGTCGATTCTTTTTTTATTTGACGTAAAAATGAGGCTAGAAATCCTGTACGTTCAGCATTTGTAGCTTCATCAAACGTCAGAGGTATGTTTTTGGCAAAAAACGGAGAGTTGGCTAGGAATAATTAGCAACCACGTTCAATTTGTCAGGATGTACAGGCGAAGATATCTAACAAGTATGAGAGTGACTGCGAGCACTCTTGTACGTAAAACGAAAGGAGCTGAAAAATGGCAGCGAAAAACAAACAGATCAAAAAAATCATTAGCTGGGTAGTTGGTTTACCGGCGGCGCTAATTGCAATCAGCGAGCCAACAGACTTGCGCCTCTGGTGGGTGCAGTTCGTGGCAATCGCGGTGCTGGCGGTCGTATTATTCGCCAACGGCGTGTTCGACGAAACTATCCAAGAATTAAAATCGCGAAAGGAGATTTGGCGATGAAGATACACGTAAACGTGATACCGTCACCAGTTCAGCTGGTGACGGTACATAAGCGCGAGCCTATCAATATGGTGATTGACAGGCTGCGCAAGTTGGACGACCGTGACTTCGACAAGTCGGTCAAAGCAGCGAAGTGGTTGCGGATTTTCGACAAAGGAATGAAGTGGATTGAGGGTAAGTTTTATGGACGAAAATAGTTTGTTTGAAAAATTAGAAAACCTAATCGATCCGACATTTCTCGACCGTGCTTTGGCAGGGGAGGCGTAAGTGGAAAAGCCTATTGAAAACGTCAACCACTGGTCATACTCATCGGCTAAGAATATCTATCACAGTGGCATTGATTACGCTGTAGGATTGAAACTTGGCTTGATCGAGAAAACCTATGGCAAGGCTGTAGATATCGGTAAATTGGCACATGCTCACCTACTTGGCGGCGAGCAAGAGTTCGTAGTCAAGCAATATCCAGACTATCGCACAAAAGAGGCGAGAGACTGGCGTGACGCACAGACACTGCCAATCATTGATGAAGATGAGTTTGAAACGATTTGCACAATTGCTGAGCGAATCAAAAGCCACCCGCTGGCAAATCAGCTGGTGCTTGGCGAGAACGCTCGCCATGAAGTTGAGCTCAAAGCCAAAATCGAGGGCAAGGACTGGGTTGGTCGAGCTGACGTTGTTGGCGTTCAGGGCGACGAAATTAAATACTGTCTTGATGTCAAAACCACCGCACGGTTTGACGATTTCAAGTGGGAAGCTCGTCGAATGGATTACGACTTGCAGGCGGCACTTTATTCACTGATCGCTAAGTGCGAGAGCAAAGAGTTTTTCTGGGTTGTGGCTGAGACGGTCGCACCATATCGCGTCGGCGTCGCCACAGCATCGCCAGAGTTTATCGATAGCGGCTTCGTGAAACTAGAGCGAATCGTTGGTGAGATCAAACGCTTTGACAAACGTCCTGGCAAAACAGACCTCGAAAAGGTCAACTTTAATATAAACGAAACCATGGACGACATCCTCGTTCTTGGAGATTGGAGCCAATAGTGACAGAAACATCTATTCAAAAAACAAGCAGTACCACGCTGACGCTGCAACAGCTAGTGAAATCTGATGCGATCATAAAGTCGGCAGAGCGAACGCTTGGCAATAAAGGTAGACAGTTCCTGACCAGCGTACTAGCGCTGGCGAACAGTAGCCCGACGATCGCCGAATGCGACCCAATGACAACGTACAATGCTTGTCTGACGGCAGCGACACTTGACCTACCAGTCAACCAAAACCTAGGTTTTGCTTACATTGTGCCATACCGAAACAAGGGCAAGATGGAAGCGCAGTTTCAGATGGGCTGGCGTGGATTCGTCCAGCTGGCTATGAAAACCGGACAGTTTCAGAGCCTGGGCACGCGAGCAGTTTACGAAAATGAGCTGGCTGACGTAGATAGTTTTACAGGCGAACCGAAGTTCAATTTTCAAGCAAAGAAAGAAGGCAAGGCTATCGGCTATATGGCGTACTTTATTTTGCTGAATGGCTTTCGTAAAGCTGAGTTTATGAGTAATGAGGAGATTGAAGTCCACGCTAAAAGATACTCAAAAAGCTACAAGAGCGGCTATGGTGTTTGGAAAGACAACTTTGACGCGATGGCGAAAAAGACGGTCTTAAAGCTACTGTTAAGTCGCTACGCGCCGCTGAGCATTGAAATGCAAACAGCGATTACTGAGGATCAAAAAGTTGGCGACGAATACGCTGACAATAAACCAGGGTCATCACTGGAAGTTGAAGATGCTGAAGTAATTTTGGAGGAAGACAATGGCAGCAATCAATAACGTAACACTAATCGGTCGCGTCGTCCGAGACATTGAAGTCAATTCAACCAATAGCGGCAAGTCCGTAGCCTCATTCGCCTTAGCTGTTGACGGCTACGGCAAGGATGCCGACGCCAGTTTCATCGATTGCGTTGCTTGGAATAAAGCGGCCGAACTACTGGCAGAATATGCACCGAAAGGCAAGCAAATTGGCATAACCGGCAGATTGCAAACCAGAATCTGGGAGAAAGATGATATCAAGCGTAAAGCGACTGAAGTCGTCATCGATCAGTTCCAGCTTTTGAGCGACGCCAAGGGCGGCAATAACACCGCACCAGCGACTGAGCGATATGCTGAGGAGGATACTAAATCAGCAAGCACAACGACTAATCAAGCAGCAAAATCAAGCGAGGATGTCGACCTCGATGCGCCGATTGATTTGAGCGAAATACCATTTTAATAAATAAGGAGGGCTATGACGGAAACGAAGAGCGGCGGCAGGAAGACTGCCGCAACAATTCTCGCAAAAAATCCAAACTTCTACCGTGAAATTGGCAGAAAGGGCGGATCGGTAGGCGGCAAAAAAGGTTTTGCACTTAATCCAGAACTGGCACGTATTTGCGGTGCAAAGGGCGGCCGAATCAGCAAACGCAGATCTAAGCAAGACATTGAGTTGGCTGAATTTGAAAAAACCGCGCCGTACGGCAGATGTAGCATGTGTAATTTAGCACTCATCAAATCTGACGCTGAGCGAAATGACTATCCAGACATGCACGAAAACTGTATGTATGAGAGGTTTGGAGATTAAGGCGTCGTGACTAAAAAAGCACTCAAGAAGCAGCGCCGCAAGCGTAATAAACTGGAGGCTACGTAATGTCCCTGATGAATTGCACATTCACCGTTCGCTGGAGCGACGACAAAAACAAGCCGCACGCGAAAACCTACGCTACCGAAGATGATGCTAAGCGAGCTAAAAAATGGCTGCTGGAGCATGGCGTTCGGAGCGTAGACATCGCGGTCAAGATAAATTAAGCCAGCCGGCAGCCTGAAAGACGACAAACCGTCTGATACTGAGGCTGAGCAGAAAGGATTTTGGTGGGAAAAATGATCGACGACAATCAATTCGACATATTCCAGTGGGCGAACTGGGCTGATGCTAATAAGAAAGATCTGCTCATCGACCTGTTCATTTTCAATAAAAACTTTACGCCATACGTGTTACCACTGAAAACATCGACCATAGAAGATCAAATGCGATCGCTATTTCTTTACGACATGATCAATTTTGTGGAGACTGGAGCAGCAGTTGGATTATCTGTCAGAGACTATGAGGCAAACGATCAAATGGAAAACATGTTGTTATATAGCGAGCTTGAGAGTATTCAGCGTGCCGACACACTCATCTATCTTCTTGGCGATGACAATATTGCTGAGTTCAACGAGAAAGAACACGAGATGAAGCGTATGCACGGTATTGTAGCGCGGTTTAGCGACCCAAAAGATCCAGACAAGACCTTTTACATCGCCAAACAGCTGCAGCGATCACAGATGTTGAGTGGAAGCCTCACGTGGCAAGTTAATGGTAGCGACTTTGGCGAGCTTGATGCCGACGCAGCGTTCAAGATACCAGCTGATAACCAAGTGCTAATCGCTGGCGGAAAAGTGTTTGCGTTTAATCCAAAGAAGTTCGTCAACCTGTTCAAGCAAGATCCATCAAGCGACGCTACAACAAAGCAAGTCATTGATCTTTTGATGAAAAAGTTTGCACTGAACTTGCCTGAGGGATTGTCATTCGCAGAGTTGGCTGACCGCAACAAATCACTGACTACTATGTTGATGAAGTTGGACGTTGAGCATTTGCCTTGTAAGGAAAGAGTTGTCGATTACGCCGAGGAAATGGATTTGGCGCTTATGTCAGACAATAACGACGGCATTATTATCATGGATAATCGTGACGCAATGATGTTTGTCAATATCCTGGCTGATAACTACGTCGACAGCAACCTGACTGATTCACGCTACCTCGTGACTGGCAAGAAGCGGATTGATAGCGATTCGCAGATGAATATGAATATATAAAAGCCATTAACTAATGACCTACCACACGTCAATAAACTGGGCGAACATTAACATCGACCGTAGAACTGGCAGCATGATCTGAGGAATAAAGCTGGGTTTCCAAATGGAAGTAAGCCGAAAGGTGAGAAATCCTTTGCTCTGTGATTGTGCTGTCAACTGGACAGATGACCATTTTGCCCACCCGGGTCATCTGTCTAATAGGCGACATCAACCTTAAAATAATTAACTAATGATATACACTCACTTGGTGCCGCCTTGCCCCCAGTTCTGCGGTCGAGGAAAAGGAACGAAATGAAAATTAGTCCGAAGTTTATGAAGAACGCTGACCCGCAAGACGTAGTGATTGTCTTAGGTGTATATGTACTGATAATTTCAATAATTGTCTTTTTGCACTGGGCTGCTGTTTGGGCAGATCAAATGTCAGAGCGAGAGGCTCAGTACACGAATACTAAAGCTCGCTGTAAGACAGTTGGTGGCGAAATGGGCTATTCGAAATGCTACAAGGATGGAAAGGAAATCTAAATGAAAATTATAGCAGAAAATCCAGCTGAAGAAGCCTTATTGTGGCGTATTAAAGCCTTAAGCGACGAGTTGGTCAATCAAGATAATCGATCCACTAGTATGCCGGTGTGGACAATCCTAGATAATAACAAAGCTGGCAAAGACTATGGCGCGGTTATGTACTTTACTGGCAAAGCCGCCGAGCAGCACATCAACGAGAATGACCATCATTACAAGAAACCAATGATATGTGTTCGCAGCGCTCACGACAATCGAGAACTAAAAGACGTTATTCACTTGCTTATCCTAGCTGGTGGTAATGAAATACCAAATAATCATTATGGATTTTTGAGGGATGCGGGATATTAAGTTCAGGGTCTGGGACAACCTAGAAAAGGCTTATCTTAACGAAGAAGATGTGGCTATAGACAATCGAGGTAATGTATTTATCTTCGAGATATACGACAAGAATGACTCTGACTTGTGGTATACACGGCTGCTACCAGACTCAGACAACAAGCGGTATATTATCGAGCAAGATACAGGATTAAAAGACAGAAACGGTACGAAAATCAACGAAGGCGACGTTCTCGTAGATGACGCAGGCGAGCCTATTGAATACTGGACTGTCAAGCTTTCAGAGGGCGCCTTTGTAGGAGAATGCGCAGGCGTAACTGAGGCTCTCTTTGAATTAACACAACTAGAAGTCGCTGGTAATATTCACGAAAACTCTGAATTAGTGGAGGAAAAATGAGATTATATAAACTACTAAAAGATTTACCTACCGTTAAAGCTGGGGCAATCTTCAAAGAGAAAATTAAAATCGATGGCACAAGAGTTTTGAAAGCGTGTGAATCAGGCCGTAAACATTCAATTCTTGTTAGAGAAATCGATAATTTTGACGAGTGGTTTGAACCAACAGACAGTATCAATTGGAAGCTTAAATGGGGTGATAGATATTGGCACATTGACTATTGGGGCAAAGTTGGCTTTCGCAATTACGCGGACGCTATCATTGACGGATTGAATATTGACAATGGCAATGTTTATCACACTAAAACAGAAGCCGAACAAGCCCTTGAACGTAAACTAGCCGAGGTCAGACTACGTCGGACGTCAAACTTTGAGCCGGATTGGAGCAATAACGATCAGAATAAGTGGACAGTTTATTACAACCATAATGATAAAGAGTTGTTGGTTGAAGCGACTGCCTTTCTGCAATATCCTTCGGCTATTTACTTCGACACATATGACAGCATTAAAAAATCCATCGAAGAAAACAGAGAAGACTGGCTAAAATATCTCAGAATTAAGGAGTGGTAATAATGCCTAACATCGCAAACATAGAAAACCCAACCGAGGATCAAGAACAAGAAGCATTTGTACAGTGGTTGCGACTGAAAGGTTATCCACATTTTCGTGTGCCAAATGAAACATACACCCGAAGCTGGAGCCAGAAAGCGAAAAATAAGAAACTCGGCGTGAGTTCTGGCGTGCCTGACTTGGCCGTAGTCGTGCCGGATGTCTGGTATGGATACGGCGACAATGTGCCTCGAGAGGATCTATCATCATATACCAATACATACGCAAATCGTTTGGTATTCATCGAAATGAAACGCAAGAAAGGAGGCGTGACATCAGCAAACCAAAAGAAGTGGATTAAAACACTCAATGAGGCTGGCATTCAGACTGTTGTTTGCAAGGGGTGTGATACGGCGATTGAGTTTATTGAGTCAATAACTTGAGAGGTTTATGACTGAAGTGGAACGCTTGACTGCTTGATAAAACAGTCAAAGCATTTTATAGCTAGGCGCTGGTGAGATTGAGCGGTTGGGAGGCCGCGATTGCCAGCGCCTAATCTGTATATTTCAGAGGTAGAGGAGGGATAACAAACATGGTTAAGTGGCTAAAAATTGACAAACAAGACAAGACGAGGCGACGCCGTCAGGAGATTGGGCAGGTCGCCATTTATTATATTTCAAAACAGGCAATTATTATTGGTGACGAGCGAAAATGCAAGCCGTTGTCGCACTACATTCTCTTGCAATCTTGGCAAGACCGAAACAAGAAACCATACCAAAATATGCTGCGCAAATTGAGGAACACGAAAGATTTGACTTTCATGCAAGCACAGCTCATCGCAAATAGTTACGGCGTACACATCTCAGCCGTTTCCGAGCAGTCAATACCAAAAGAACTACGCGTCAATCTCTAGAATTATAATCATGAAAGATGACTTCAAATCATGCCCTAAATGCGGCCGAAAGTATAAGCGGCAAGATAACTACGATGTTCACGTAGCCAGTTGCAATCGTACGTCACCATCAACTCATGGCGGTGCTAGGAAGGGCAGCGGCGGAGTCAAGGGCAAAAAGACTCAAAAGGTTCTCGACCGGATGAAAGAGAAGCAGAGGATTTTAGACCGAATCACCAGAAACGCTGACAAGCTGTATGAAGCACAGTTCCGACTGGCGACAGGCGTGCAGCTGCTGTTCGTTATAAAGACCGACCGCAAGGGCAATCGGTTACCAGCAGAGCAAGTCACCGACCCTGAGACTATTGCGGCATTTCTTGATGGTGATCTGGATGGCGTGGATGACGAGTATTATTTCATCGCCACGCAGAAGCCTGATAATAAGGCGATCAAGGACATGCTAGACCGAGCGTTTGGCAAGCCAGTTGACCACGTTGACCTGGACGTCAACGTTCGTGAGAAGCAGCCGCCAAAGATTGTCTCGACCATCAAGCCGCGTAAAACGAAAGGCGAATAGTTCATGTCGCTAGAATTAAAGCCGAAGCAGCAAAGCGTTGTCGATATTATTAACGACTGTCCCGAAGTCGATACTATTTATTTGATTGGTGCGGTAGGTACTGGCAAGACAGACATTGCGGCGAGCGTCGGCATCGATATTTGCGACACGTTTGAGAAGACATACTGGACGGTTTTTCGCAAGAATATTAGCACGGCGAAGCGGTCGGTGATTCCGTCGTATCTGACGATGCTTGATCGCAAAAACTTCAGAGAGGGCGAGGACTACACATACAACGGCCAAGATTATGAAATTAAGTTCCCAAACGGCTCAAAGATCGGTTTTGTGGAGGCGGACGAGACGAAAGACAGGAACGGGCAGAAGATTAAAGGTATCAACGCCAGCGCTAGTCATATCGATGAAGCCGACGAATTGTCGCTGACAATGTTCACCACGGCTAGATCCCGTAAGGGCCGTCGCAACACCAACGGGCAACCAAGCATCGCTATCATCACCCTCAACCCGAATGACGTTGAACACATCAAAGAGGTATATATGCGTTGGAAGTACGGCGGAAATGGCAAGTATGAGCCACTGCCATCAAACATACGTGTGGTTGAGTTTGACCTGTCTGATTCTTGGCAGATGCAATCAGATATTGATGCTATGATGACCAACCCGACGTGGTGGGTTGAGCGGTACCTGAAAAACAACTGGGAATACCAAGACGAAAGCAAGACAATATTCCGCTCTAGCATCTTTGCCAAGGCGATTGTCAAAAGTTATAAACCAGGCCGCAAGACGACTGGATACGACGTGGCGCGTGATGGCGTTGATCGCAGCGTGGCGGCAGACTGGGAGAACCTGACACTGATTGATGGCAGCATCACGAAAGATTCAAGCGAGCAGATGGAAACTGGCAAACAGGCAGAGCTACTGATTGAGCATTCAGATAACTTTGCGATTGGGTACGAGAATATCGCGGTTGACGGTGTGGGTGTTGGTGTTGGCGTTATCGATGGCGGTAAAGACCGCGGTGCTGAGTTTGCCGTGTTTAAGTCTGGCTTTGCACCTGATCCATTTCTGACATTCGGTGACGAGCCAAAGAGCCGAGAGGATGCTGATCGTTCACAGGAGCTGATGGCATTCAATAATCTGCGATCACAGGTGGCGTACATGTTGGCAATGGGGCTAGATAGCGGCAAGGTCAAAATCCTCGAGAGCTTTCCATTCCTCAATGAGTTTATTAAGGAGGCACAGATGCACCACCACGAGTACAAAGACAAGGTGTTTGTGTTGGAATCCAAGGAATCGATCAAGAAGCGGCTCGGCAAATCTCCTGACATATTTGACTCTGTACTGATGGGCTTTTGGCTGCAGCTGAGGCATGAAGTGGTGATGGAGTGGGCTGGAATTATGTAATCCGTATATTTACAGTTAGAGGACTATATGAAATTGAAAGACTTTTTGCGCAAATTAAAGTTTCAAAAACCAGACAGGGACACTGTTATCGAGGCGTGGATAGGGCTGTTGATGTTCATCGGTGTGCCCTTTTGCATTTGGCTATATTATGGCGGCAAGGTCGCCATAGTGGTATTTGTCGGCGTGCAGCTGATATTTTGGTCGGTTTATTTATATAGGAGCAACAAGTAGATGGGAATTATTAAGACAGCCATGGGATTAAGAGGTGAGAGACGAGTTAGCGGCGTTGACCCTTCTTTTCAGAGATTATCAATGTTTGATCATTACCGAGCCAGCAGTTATGCGACAGCTTATCCTAATATCCGCACAATCGCTAATAAATACATGACAGTGCGGCCGTTTGCCATTAATGGCAATGGAGAGCAGATTGATCATTGTGTTATTGACGCGCTATATCACCCGAATAAATCAGACAGTTCCGTGGCGTTTGCTGAAAAGATAGCCGTGTCGACATTGTCCTTGCGGAAGACGTACATTTTGGTTTGGAGCAACTATGGCGGAGTAGCAAAACCTGGCGGTGATTTTATGGGGCAGGGCGGCAAGAATATTGCTGGTTTCACGTTCTTGGAGTTTCCGCGAGTTGCACGAGTTGGCGACAAGACAACATACACAGTCGGCACACAGACGTTTACTGAAGATGAAGTGCTGGTATTGCCTGGTGGTGTCGATCCAAGCGACCTGTACGCTGGGTATTCGCCGTCTGAAGCCTCACGCCGGTGGGCGACACTTGACGACTACATTGCTGACTTTCAAGCTGGCTTTTTCGAGAACGGAGCAGTGCCAGCTGGTCAGTTCATTATTACCGCACCAACACGGCAATCATTCCAAGAGAGCGTGGCGATGTTGCAAGACGCTCATCGCGGAGCTGGCAGCAATAACAACGTCACCTACACACACCGACCGGTTGACTCTAAGACCGGCAAGCCATCGACTACCGCGGCTGTTGAGTGGGTGCCGTTCTCGCAACCAAACAAAGATATTGACTTCGAGAACTTATTCAAGCAGGTTGACAGGCGAATTGATACGTCATTTGGCGTTTCGGCAATCATGAAAGGCATTGATGACACTGCGACATACGCCAACGCGCAGGTGTCAAAGCAGGTATTCGCCGAGAACGTCGTTGATCCATTGCTACTACGCAACTACACACAGCTGACGCACGAGCTAAACCGAATCACTGGTGGCATGGGTATGGCCATCACTTACGAATTCGCTATTCCTCAGGTTGTTGACGAGGTCAAAGTGCAGGCTGAGGCTGATGATATTCGGGTTAACACTATGTTGAAACTGGAGGCGGCAGGCTATAGCACCGAGAGTATCATTGATGCGTTGAAACTGCCGAACAACTTTAAGCTGTTGCGTAAGGGCGAATACAAACCACCAGAGATTGAGAACGATAAGCCAGATGTTGATGAGGGCGATGAAGTGGCAGACGCACCTGATCGCCGCAAGGTTGGCGACACGGGGGTTTGGGGAGAAGCGAACGGCACAAACCCAAAAGCATCAGCCGATAATCAGCCACAGACGCTCGATGACTTTGAGCAGCTGATTTATGATGCAACGACTGAGTTTATGCAGAAGCAAGTTGATCGAGCTATCGCTGAATCTCGTCAGACGGCCGAAAACAGTACTGAGGAAGACGACGAGCAGAACGAGTTTGCCGAGGCATTGCTGTTGATTATCGTGGCGTTGATGATAGTTCAGGGGGCAATTTACTTTGAGGATGGCAAGCAGTTACTAATAGACAACGGCGTATCCACAGCCGAGTTAACGGGTTTTGTGGTGGCAGCCTCGACACAGGAAGCATACCGAGCATATCTATTAAATGTGGCTCGCTCATACGCTGATGATACAGCCGCCTCAATCCGTCGTGTGCTTGATCATGCGGCATCTCATGGCTGGGCACAGTCTGAGTTGGAGGAGAAGTTGCGAGGCATTATGAAGACCGACGAGTGGCGGGTGCAGCGAATGGCTCGCACTGAAATATCACGAGCTGACGCACTGTCAAGTGTTGAAGCTATGAAGCAGGTGCAAAACCAAACGGGAACGCTGATTGAGAAAGCGATGGAGAGCGAAACCGGCAAGCCATGTGAGTTTTGTGCAACGCTAATCGATAAGTGGGTAGCAGTTGATGAGCCAATCTTGAATCTGAATGAGGCGATTATCGGCAGGGACGGCGGCATATTCATCAACAACTTTGCACAGAACGATGGCTATGATGTCCATCCGAACGGGCATTGCCACCCGAAATACCGCGTCGTCAAGGCATATCTCAATGCTGAGCGGCGAATTATCGATGACGAGATGGCTGATCTGGATTTGCGATGCGAGGAGTGTGGCCGCTACCTGAACATTAAGGGTGTGACGCAGATGATCGCACAGGTGCGTTGCAGTAATGCGAAGTGTAAGCACGTTAACAACATCAAGATAGTCAACGCCACCTCGACAGACGATCAGGTGCGTTATGAGTTCGATAAATCGTAATCTGTAGTCTTAGAAATAAGACGAGAGCAAGACGCTCAAATTGGACGGGCAAGCAGGAGTCGAAAGCAAACTTTAACAAGGAAATAAAGCATGAAGTTCTGGAAGTGGAGCAATTCCGTTTCATCGAATAATCAAGAGCTTATACTTGACGGGCCTATCGCGAGCGATACCTGGTGGGGCGACGAAGTCACACCTGACCTCTTTCGCGAAGAACTCAAGCAGCATGCGGGCGATTTGACGGTTGTCATCAACAGCCCCGGCGGCGACGTGTTCGCAGGCTTGGCGATCTATAACGCGCTTGTGAATCATAACGGAAATGTCACTGTCAGAGTTGATGGTTTAGCGGCGTCGATTGCATCAGTAATTGCGATGGCGGGTGACAAGATTATCATGTCGCCAGGCTCAATGATCATGATTCACCGCCCGTCCGTTTATGCGGCTGGCACGGTTGATGACATGGAGAAAGCCAAAGATGTGTTGCTGAAGATCGAGGAGGGCATCACGCCTATCTACGCCAAGCGAACAGGGCTGAGCGATGAAAAGATCACTGAGCTGCTGGAAGCGGAAACGTGGATGCTTGCCGATAAGGCTGTCGAGCTTGGTTTTGCCGATGAGGTGTCTGAAGCACCAGAGAAGCAGAAGCAAGACGAGGGCGCGCAAAATGCGATGGGTATGAACTTTGCGTTTAGCATGTCGGCCGTCAAGCAAGCAGACGCCAAGCCAATGCAGAGCCTGGTTGAACAAATCAAGGCGAAAGCAGAAGCTGAAGCGGCTAAGGCGGCGGAGCCTACCGAAGATGCACCTGAATCTGAAACGAAGACTGACGAACCAGCGGCACCGGAAGCCGCGCCAGAGGCTGAGCCTACTGACGAAGCTGAGCAATCAGTACCGGATGAACCAACTGATAACAATCCTGAGGAGGATACGGAAATGGATCCGAAAGACATTGCAAAGATGCAAATTAAAGAACCAGCTGATCCAGCAGCTGTCGACAAAGGTACTGTCGTAAATTACTTGGACACACCAAAGGCATTAGAAGATTTTGCTGACGTGCTGGTAGCACAGGCAGGAGCAGGTGCGGCAGCCGTTCGTGAAGCTTGGATGGACAAGCTTGAGGCTAACGGTGTACAGATGGCTGTCACTGGTGCTGACAAATTATTCCCAGCCCCAGTTGTTGAGGCAGTCGAGAGTGCATTTAAGGCTGGTGGACCAATTTGGAACCTAGTCGATAAAACTGGACTTGACGCTTACAACACCGCTTGGGATACCAATACTGACGGTGCGCTAGGACACCAGGCAGGCAAAGACAAGAAAGAGGCTACGATTGCTATCGAAAACCGCGTGCTTGAAGGTCAATATATCTACAAGTATCTCACTCTCGACAAAGAGACTATCCGCAAGAACAAGAGTACTGGCTCACTGTTGCGTTACGTATTGCAAGAGTTGCCAAAGCGGATTATCGCAAGTATCGAGCGTGCGATTGTTATCGGTGACGGCCTAGCCGACGCTAGCGACGACAAGATCAAGTCGTTTGTATCTGTCAAAGCTGACGCTAAGGCTGGCAACGTGTTTGCTAAAACCTATACGCCAAAATCAGGAGAAAGTCGCCGTACTGCTATCTTGAATGCACGCGACCTGATCGAGGCTGAGGGCGACGTCTACATCATCGCAAAGCGTGGCTACCTCACTGCTCTGAAAGATGAGCGAGGTACCGACAAGCACATGCTATACACCCCAGGCGTTAACATCTTGGAAGACTTGGAGCTTGCTGGCAAGTTTACACCACAGTGGTTCAACGACACTAACGACGCCGAGAACGATGCCTACTTAGTTGTATTCAACAAATACAAGGTGGTTGGCGATCAGTCAATTGAAAGCTACACCAACTTTGCGTTGAAGCAGAATAAGCACGAGTACTTGCAAGAGATCTTTGCAGGCGGCGGCTTGAGCGGCATCGCAGCAGCAGTGGCTATTAAACACGTAGCCTAACAGAGAGGGGCGTAAGAAATGACAGCATTGGTAACTAAAGAAGATATCGAGGGCGTACTTTTACGCCCCCTTTCTGATACCGAGAATAAGTACTTTGAGCAGTTATTACAGCAGGTGACGGAGACGCTGGAAACGCTGCTGGATGTCAAAATGCAGGGCGAGGCAAATACACCGCGTCGGTATGAGGTAGCCTGCGGTTCACGTTTTCTAATTGTCGATCCGTTCACCAGCTTACTGCCAGAGGCAACCACCGAGAGCGGTAAGCCGTTGGTGGTCAAGTCAGTGAGTCAAGGCGATGAGCTGAACACCAAATGGTTCAATATCATCGAGATGGTTGATCCATTATCTGCTGACTACTGCACCGTCAAGGCGGCGTGGGGATATGGCGAGCCGTTGCCATACAGCTTGAAAATCCTCATTGCAAGGCTATTTGACACGCTGTCAATAGCTAATCAAGGTAACTTTTATAACAACGTAAAATCTGAAACAGTGTTGAGCCATTCAGTGACGTATGACAACACTAAGCAAGTTATTGATCAGTTCGCAGAGGCGAATGTTGATCTACTAGCAAAGTTTGTAAAGCCAATCAGCAGTTGTGTGGTGTCTGGTTACACTGATACGCCGCTAAGTCAGCGTGGAGTTCATCGCTATGATATTCCGCGATGACATCACCTTAGTTGCACCCGTAGACGGTGTATATCGCCAGACGGGAGGCGAGCGGCACAGCGTGAAGTGTGTTGTCGAGCAGACAAGTGGCTTGACCCGCGGCGGTAGCTACGATGCCATGACAGGCGACGCCAGAGCGTATCTGGATGGTCGAGATAGATGGTTATCGTTAATTGGCTACTCGATCGAGGGGTATTTCGCCGAGGTGACGTTGTTTGGTGCTAAGCGGGTGTACCGCGTCGCTAATGTGGCGGTTGGTAGAGCAGTTATCACCAGCGGCACAGTACGGCACGTCGAGATTGAGCTGGAAAGGCTCGACAGAGAGGTGTAATCGTGCCGGTGGTCGACAATACAGTCGCTGTCAAACGATTCTTCCAGAATCAGGCAGCGACAGGACTAAACGCCATGGCGAATCACACGTTGATGGTTGCTAACCTTACTGCGCCATTCAAGCATAGGGGGTCGCTAAAGTCCCGCAATGTCGAGGTGCGGCGAATTGGCAGAGATGCTATCAGATTGACATGGAAGCCGGTCTACTCGCAGTACCAGAACCGCGGCAGACGTGCAGATGGCACTCACGTGGTGCGTAAGTACACCACAGCCGGCACTGGCAAAGGTTTCGTTGATGAAGGTGTGAGAAGCACCATGAAAGATTACAAGAGGTTTTTTAGATGAATGTAGCATTGGAGATTGCAAAAGTAGTGGCTACTGTCATTGGCGGGGAGCTTGGCAAAAATGTGTTTGTCGGGCGATTGCCAGCAAGCAAGAGCCAAGACGGCATGGCGGCGGTTGCGGCTAGCGGCGGTGAATACGACGGCGGTAACTTAGGCAATACTAAGTTGACCACCGAGCTAACAATCACCGTAGTAAAAGCCGATGCGGCCGAGCTGTACGAGCTTGACGGCAAGCTGAGAACAGCATTGATGCAATTGCCGTACACTGACGCGAGATTCATTCGTGTGAGTGTATTTCCGATGCAAGACAGTGCCTACGAAGCCTCTGAATTACGGATGGGGGTATGGAGTGCCCAATCTGTAACATTAGTTTTGAAAGATTAAGCAAAGGAGCAATTAAATGGCAGCAATCGATTACGCCGGCTTGAACCACGATCTGTATTTCGGGGACAAGACTGGTAAAAACTTCAAGCAAGTCCTAGGTGTGAACGACCTAGACTTTGACAATGACAAGGATGAGGTGACACGTGATTTTATCGACGGTACGAACCTCAAACTTATCAAATCGTTCAAATCGACCATCAAGTTTAAGGTGACTGACATCGGACAGGACAACCTCAAAAACATCGTGCCTGGCTATGTCTATAACAGTGGCGAGACAATTGACGGTACTACTGGTATTACTGTTGGCACAAAGGGGGCTGTACAGGTTGGCTTACAAAAAGGCAGCTCGACACAGGTGCCTGGCGTGTTTAAGCTGGTGCCGAAATTAGCAGCTCAAGCAGGTCATACGTTGTTCATGCTTGACGCAACGGCAACCCTGAGCGATATCAGCCAGGAAGACGGCTTGACCGAGTTTGAAATCAGCGTGACTGGCAAACTCATCAAGGGCGACCTAACATTTGCGTAACAGGGGTGACACGGTGCTAAAAACACCGTGTCAATACCTAAATTGATAAAAAGTAATGTAGTTTTTACAGCACAAGACTACGAAGAGGGAGAAAAAGATGGCTTTTAAGCTTAAAAATCAGAAGGAGAAGCGAGTATTGCTTGATGTTGAAATGTCTGGCGAGGGCGAAGACGTCAAGCACTACAAATATCTCATTCCGCGCATCAAGCAATACAAGGCGATGGAGGCAAACACTGCCCGCTTGAAGATTAGCGGCACTGATGGCGAATCAATCACCGGCAGTGTCATCGTGATGGACATTGTCGAGCGAACGAAGACTGTAGAGGGTGAATTGTCGTTATACGAACTACTCAATGAGCTTGACGCCGACAATTCTGACGCGCTGATTGAGGAGGTTTTACGTCTGGCTACTACGAGCATCGCGAAATTAGCAGCCGAGGGTGCTGACATTCAAGAGGTAGAAGCCTAGTATGAACGAGGATTTGCAACCTGATTTTGACCAGGAGAAATACGAGCGATTCATTCGTAGTCAGGTTAACAAAGTCCTTTCGAGTTTCGAGGAGCGTGTTTATTTAATCATGCGGCACTATCCGGCATATGACCTGAACGCCGCTATGGAATTAGACACAGCGGACGCGATATCGATGGCTAAGTCGGCGCTAATCAGCGAATATCAATCGTCGATGATGTTGATGTCGGTTATAGCCTCGTCGATGAATAGAGAATCCTACAAAAAAATGCGCTCATCGATCGAGAGCGCAATAAAGAGGTTGGGCTGATGGCGCTACTGCCGTTTGGTGGTGTTGACGTAGCCGCGACTAGTGTTGTAGCGGTCGACTATCTCACCGGCCTTAAAGAATGTGTAGATAGACCCGATATACATATAACCAAGAGTAAAGGTGTATACGAGTCCAGTCTTGATATCGCCGATATAGAAATACGGCAAACCACTCAGCATAGGAATAAATCCGAGGAGCGACCTTTTCTTAAAAGTCTCGACGTCTTTCATGTAATAAATCCTTTCCTTAATAAAGAAATTATATCACAAAGCACAGCACTATGAACCAAGGAATAATCACCGTCACCTACAGAGTGAACAAGTCGGAACTCGACAGAGGTATTAACGACGCTCAGAAAAAGATGAAAAAGGCGGCAGCCGAACACGAAAAAGACACAAAAAAGATGTCTGATTCGTGGAAAAAGGTTGGCGCTGGTTTTGCGCAAATCGGTAGTGGCATCCGGTTGGCGGTCGCTGAAAGTGCGGCGGTCGTTAATAATGAACTAATTTCGCCCGTCACCAACAAAGTGGCAGCCCTGGGTAGCAAGGTTGGCGCTGGGCTGACAGCTGTCGGCGACCGTGTTGCTAAATTCGTCGAGCCGGTCACAAGCAGAGTTTCTGCTATTGCCAAGAGCGTTTCGACGGCGTTTACTTCTGTTGGCAACGGAGTGATAAGCGCTATGACACGCATGAAAGATGGGGTGCTGAATAGAATAAGCTTGGTAACAAACGGCATTGTGGGGTTTGGTCAAAAAGTAGGCGGCGCATTCGTTAGTGTGGGCAACACTATTGCGGCGCCATTCATAAGCCTGGGCAATAAGATATCGAGCTTTCTTGCGCCAGTCGGACAAAAGATATCCGCCGTGTTTGGTGGAATCGGCAATGCAATAAGCACTAACCTCGCGCCCGGCTTGTCAACCGTTAGTGCTGGTATATCTGAATTAACGAGTGGGGTCACCGATAAAATTGGCGGTATGGTGAGGCAAATATCGCCGCAGCTGGCTAGTCTTGGCACAAAAATCAAAGACAAGTTGGGCGGTGCGTTAAGTCATGTTGGTAGTGTGGCTAGCGGATTGGGTAAGGCATTTGCTGTTGGAACGGCAGCCGCAGCGGTGGCGATTGGTGGGCTGGCTAAAAAATCAGTCGAGGGTTTTGCGGAATGGGAACAGTTGGTTGGCGGTGTTGACACGCTGTTTAAGAAGTCGAGCGACACCGTGCAAGCATATGCCGCAAATGCTTATAAAACGGCAGGATTGTCAGCAAACCAATACATGGAAACTGTCACAAGTTTTTCGGCATCATTACTACAGGGGCTGAAGGGTGATACCGAGAAGTCAGCTCAATATGCTCATATGGCCGTCACAGACATGGCTGACAACGCCAACAAAATGGGCACAAGTATGTCGATGATCCAGGATGCCTATCAGGGTTTCGCAAAAGACAACTACACCATGCTCGACAACCTGAAGCTTGGATATGGCGGTACCGCCGGTGAGATGGCTCGCCTAGTCAACGAAAGCGGCGTGATGGGCAAGTCGTTCAAGGCTACAGCAGAGAACGTCAAGGATATTCCATTTGATAAGCTCATCGAGGCAATACATAAAGTCCAAGAGAGAATGGGAATTACCGGCACGACCGCTAAAGAGGCAAGTGAGACTATCAGCGGTAGCTTTAACTCGATGAAATCGGCATGGTCGGACTTGTTGGCCGGTGTCGGCAACGAAGATTTGAGCTTGGATCAACTCGTCGGGAATTTCATGACCTCTCTCGAAACATTCCTGAAAAACCTAACGCCAGCACTCGCGAAGTCGATTGGAGGTATAGCTATGGCGCTGCCTCAGGTGGTTGATCAATTGTTGCCATTGATTCCACCGATAATGCAGCGTTTAATACCGGCTGTTGTGCAAGGAGCTGTAGCGCTTATTCAAGGATTAGTGGCGGCATTCCCATCGGTACTACAGGCGCTACTACAAGCTGTTCCCGCTCTGGTTGCGGCAGCTACGCAGTTATTCATGTCGTTGCTATTGGCGTTGCCAGATATAATAACGGCACTTGTTAACGCGGTACCCGCTTTGGTTAATACAGTAGTGGACGTTTTGAGTAGTCCAGAGTCGTTGCAGCAAGTAATTATGGGAACAATAACACTACTGCTGGCGATTATCGACGCGGTACCAACTATAATCAATGCGCTTGTTATCGCTATACCACGCATCGTTGACGCCATCATTAATACAGTGACGAAGCCAGAATTTATCGTGAAAATGGGCGAGGCGGCTGTTCGCTTAATGTTCGGAATCGTTCGTGGTATCGGCAGCATGATTGGCAATATCGGAAATGCCACCTGGCAGGTTATTAACCAGATAGCCTCTGTACTGTCACCGTCCAGCTTGTTTAATATCGGTGTTAATTTTCTTAAGGGGTTATGGAACGGCATCAACAATGTTACGGGCTGGATAGTTGGAAAAATTAAAGGGTTCACCGATGGCGTGATTAAGAGCATTAAAGGGTTCTTTGGCATTCATTCACCGTCTCGCGTGATGATGCAAATCGGCGAATTCCTCGGTGAGGGCATGGCTATAGGTATCTCTGGCAGTGCCGATGGCGTGCTTAGTGCGGTGGACAATATGAACGACGCTATTTATGGTCGGATAGCAACATCGATTACGCCAGATTTGGCGCTGTCTGGCAGCGGTAGCGTGTCGCTCAGAGCTGATGATATCTGGGGCGGCAAAAACAATGGCGGCCCTAATGATGGGTATCCGCAAATCAACCAAACCGTCAACCTGACAAACGGCATCGACGTTGATCAATATAACCGCAGCCTGGTGCAGCAGATGAGGAGGGGCTAGATATGAGAACCTATGACGTGCAAATTACCAACATGCGCACTAACGAGAGTGTATTTCTGGCGGGTAGCAAACAGGGGCTATCCCACCTAACGCCGCCATTGAAAGGCTTTGGCGATCCTGACGTTCGTAACAGCCAGTATGTGTTTTCTGGTGCCGATGGCGGTAGTGTAGATGAGCAGTTTTACGGTGTGCGGCAAATACCGCTGAGTTTTTTCGTGGCAGTGGAGCACGACGGAAGACTTACCGAGATGCACGCCGAGATGGCAAAAATCGCTAGAACCATTAAAATCCGCGACAAGTTGCGAGTGCAGCTATTCACGCCAACTGGACGCGTCTACCAAACCATTACCAAGCTGACGCAGCCTCTTGATCCAAAGATTGAGTGGCCACTCATTGCCGATTATGACATTGAGCTGGTAGCGGGTGATCCGCGAATGTACGATTACACTGACGGCGCAGCACAGAGAGTTACACTTGAGCGACCGCGTGATGGCGGACTGTTGTGGAGCTCGACAGGTTTACTTTGGGAGCGCGACGGCTTGCACTGGATATCTGGCGGGGGACTGAATCACGCTACAAATGATGGCAACACGTATGTTTGGCCGACAATAACGATTTCCGGCAAAGTCACCAACCCAACGGTGTCCAACCAGACAACTGGTGAAATATTGGCACTGAACATCAGCACAACAGACAGCGACACAATCGTATTTGACACATACAACCGAGAGGTCACGCTAAATGGAATAGGCATCGATAATAACCTCACCAGCAGTCAATACTGGCGTTTGGTGCCAGGACTAAATGAACTGATTTTCAATACCTCAAACAGTGCTGATACTGGTATGGCTATCGTTGAGTGGTACAACGGCTACACGGGAGTTGCCTAATGGACGAGTACGTACCACCACGCTACACCATCGAGCTATGGCACCGCGGAAAGACCAAGGTGGCAGATATTACGAGGCTTTGCCAAGATATCGACTGGAGTATGACGCGAAACGGCGTAGAGTCGCTGGATTTTAATATGTCGATTCCAGATTGGGAAGAGAAGTGCCGACGGATCGGTGAGAATCCAAATACTATCTTAAAGCCATGGGTGAGCGACATCAGAGTAAGGCGTAACGGCGAGTATTTGTTCGGCGCAGTGGTGGTGGAGGCAAACCGAAACCTGAACACCGACAACGCACGAATACTAGTGCAGTGCGATGGCTATTTGAATCTGATTGACGCACGGTATTTGAATGGCCGCTGGAAAGGAATTGAGGCGACGGATATTGCTTGGGATATTATTCAGGAAGTGCAAAATAGACCTAATGGCGACGTTGGTATCACCAGGGGCAGCAGGCAGTACCGCACTGGCGTACGACGCGACAGAATGGACGACTGGGAAGATATCAACGCTAAAGATGCCCTCGTATCGCTAACGAATTTGCAGGACGGTAAATTCGATTTTCGGTTCACCTATGACCGCAAGTTTGAGACGTTCCAAACACTCGGCAACGAACGGCCAGACGTGACAGTACACTATCCTGATGACGGGCTGGGCATTGGTGCCATCAGGATGGAGCTACCGCAATCTGGGGCAAACCTGTACAACAACATTATAGGTAAGGCCTCTGGCATGGGCGAGGAGACAATTCGCTACAGTGCTGAGGATGTACTGAGCCAGCAGGAGTTTATCCTGAGAGAGAAAGTGCAGTTGTACAACAGCATTAAGAATCTGAGCACTCTGGCGGGGCATTGCGAGGCTGATGTAGCGGTGATGAGCCGACTGGTCGATTTGCCGCGCGTCACAGTGCGTGGTACCCAGTTTGATCTGAACAATATCGGCGTCGGTGATCGAATCGTTGTCGAGCAAAGCAAGTATTCGTCTTGTCCACTGAATGGCTATTACCGTATCGAACAACTGTCGGTGAAAGTCGACGAGAACATGAGCGAAGAGATAACCTTAACGCTGGACAATTACGACCTATGAGCGAGCGATTGAATCTGGTGGAGGAGCGGCGTGCCATTGGCAGATTGCGGGCACTTCTGCGTGTCACCGAGCAAATGAAAGCGGCACAGAGAACCAGCAACAACTCTGGCATTATTTATTACGAAACGAAAAGTACACAGGAATACGACTCAATGATACCCGTCACACATGACCCCGCTTTTCTTGGTGGCAGAATAATCAAGATTGAGACGACATTTACCGCACACAAACAGCAGTGGCCGTATGTGCTGTTTTTGCCACAGTTTTATGTCGGCGACAACCCTGATACGCTGGCGGGTGCACAGCCGATTACTGGCAGTGTTATTGATCAGAGCGCGCCAGACATCAATAAGTTAGAGGTGCCATATCAACTAGCGTTTAGTGCCAGCACCACTATCGACAATCCGTCGCAAGGGCAGACGAAGTATGTGTACGCTAAATGCGTTTTTCTGGGGACAGATAGGGGGTCGTTCAGTATGAAAGCGAGCCTGTTATGAATCGGCTGAGTATGCTACCAGAAAACCAGCTGGCAGACATTCTAACGTCACTTGATCGCAACATCCGTGACCTCAAGGCTAGCCAGGTGATGGCATCAAACGGGCTGGTGTTTTACGAGAGCGCCAGCAACGATGAGTGGGATTTTAATCAGGTGGCTAATGTGATTGGCGGGCAACAGCAAGCTTCTGGCGTGCCATTTATCATCACGGCGACAGCAAAAAAGGATAAGACGTTCTTGTTGGCTGATTTGATTATTGACAGGATGTTGATAAACAGTGCAGCACCGACGCGTATTGACATAATACCGATATCAAGCGACGCGCGGCATATTCGCAGATGGTTTGCATACGCGTACGTGCGAAAGGGACTGAGCAGTGTGCTGACACAGATGAAATGTGCCGTGGTGGCAAATACTAGTGTCGATTTGACAATCGAAAGTAGGATGTTATGAGGATTCAAGAGATAGACGGCGAGACGATGGCGCGAATCATTACGCGGTGCGAGCGTGAAATTACCGAGATGAAAGCAGCACAGCGTGTTGGTGCTGACGGCGTGCAGGTATTTCGCGTCAAGTTAGAAGCGGCGATCGACAAGAGTGACGCAACGTTTCTGAGGCGGTTCAAAATCGTATTTACGCCGAAATCCAGCACGTATCAGTCGGGCATGGTTTTTAAGCTGATGGTCGGTAGGCGCAGCAGCCACGGCTCGGGGCTAGAGGATGTCACTCGCTATTTCCAGCGCCAGCGAAACAGTGGTGGTGTACAGACGTGGCTAAATATATCAGATTTCTTGGTCGACCTCGGCAGTAACACGTTCAAAATCTACGCGTTCGCTACGTCTGACGGTGAGATCAAGGTTGAGTATGTCTAATCTGTAATGTGGTAAGTGAGAATGAATAATAAACGAGACAATGAATCGATGAATCAAACACCCAAAACGGTGCGGGAATTGGGCATCATGATGACTGCGCGCGACGATGTGCTAAATGAAAGGCTGGGTTCAATAAATGATAATGTGTCGCGGTTGGCAGAGTCGGTCAAGCAACTGGCTGAATCGAAAGCTGATGCCGAGGAGCTGAAAGCCTTGATAGGCCGCGTGGAACTGATGCAGGGCAATTACCTGTCCAAGAGCGAAGCCAAGATTGGTGCTGGCGTAATGACAGCAGTAATTACCGTGATTGGCTTTATGGTCGATTTAATTGTGAGAGTCGTGAATAAACCGTAAACAGGAGGCAATGATGGCAGTCAGGCAAATCTATAATCCAAATATCAATATCGGTGCGCAAAGTGGTTGGTGCTTGCAATATGTAGATGACGCGATTAATTCACTAACTCGCTCGCCAAACGCTCAAACAGCGTACTTAAACGAATTAAATGCAGGTCGGATAAATACAGGTCCTGCACCAGTAGGTATTTGGGTGGTAGGATTTTTGGGCTTTTCAATAGGTCAGTATGTAGATGACGGACACGTCTTTTTGATGAGAAAACGCGCCGATGGCTCAATCGAAATCCACGACAGCGAAGTTCACAGTGGTGCAAGAGGGATTTATAACAGCATTGAAGAGCTTATGAACTGGATGGGAAATTATGGACCAGACTATCTAGGATATTCGTATTGTTGCGACGGACGACGAATTGCTGAAGATTACGACGAAACTCAGCCGACAGATAGAAAAATGGAAGAGGATGGCAATGCACGCGACGAAGCTAACACAAATTCAGCTATTTTTCAGGAACTAGAAAAAGGCGACGTTATCGCTATGAAAGGTTACGTTACTAACGGTCAATCGGTCGCTGGTGATACAGTCTGGTACGTGACAGCTCGAAGTGGAAAATATATGAGCCGTCAGCTGTTCGAGGATAAAGATTTACACGATTTACCAGACTTAACGCCTACACCAGAACCTCAACCAAAGCCAGAAGAACCACAAGAAGACTACAACAAGATTATACTAGACGTCTCAAATCATCAAGATGACGCTATTGTAAATAATTTTCATAAGTTCGCTGGCGTTATTCTTAAAGCTGGACACGTCGGTCAAAGCTACGGAGGCGATACTAATAAGATTGACCCGAAGTTGGTCAAGTTCGCTAAAGCCGCGGGTGATAAGCTACTGGGTATTTACTGGCTACCTTATTTTTCAACTGAAGAAGAAGTTAAGATGGAGGCTGAAAGGTTCGTGGAGGCTCAAAAACTTGTCAACGCACCACTTCTATTTGTCGACTTAGAGCCAGATTTCGAGGGAACAGTCGAGCAATTGAAGTTATTTAAGAATATTGTCTTACAGAAGACTGGAAAACAGGTGTTCACTTATGCAGGTGAAACTGTCATTCAGAAGCTAGGACTAGAACGCGTTGACTGGTATCCGAATTACGGAACGAAAGACAATTACGCACACGGCGCGCTTATTCATCAGTACACAGAGAGCGGAAAGGTTGACGGATTTAACTTGGACTTTTCAATGTCGAAAATATCTATTGACGAATTGAAGGCAATGAGTAAACCTCAACAACCTGAGACGCTTGAAACTAAGCCCGAAGCTAAGCCCGAGATTAAGCCAGAACCTGAAGTAAAGGCTGAAAAACCAGCTAAAAGTCTGTTAGAGAAGATTATCGATTTTCTGATGAGTATTTTTAAGTTTAAGAAATAAGGAGGAAATATGAAATCACTAGAAGCACTAAAGAATATTAACTATAAAGACGTAGCTATTCGTGCTGGATGGACGTTCTTACAGACGTTTATCGCGACATTTTTGCTAGCTGGTGTAAATCTAGTCAATCTACTATTCGCAGCGAGTTGGCACGAGCTATACGCTCTGACGATGGCTACCGCACTATCTGCAATCGCGGCTGGATTATCAGCGGCTAAGACTATCATCTTAGACCTAGTACGACAGATGAAAGAAGCCGTTGAGTAATTCGGAAATCCCGAACAACTGATATAATAAGATTACGGGCTAAGCTGCTTGATTGTCAGGTCGGGCAGCTTTTTTATATGAGGCAGATTATCTTT